CCAATGGTTGCAGTTCCAGAAACTCCATACCTTACTGTAAATCCAGCCTGTGTAGTTGTTACGGATGTTAAAACTACCGTAGTATTAGATCCAGCAGTTGTTCCGCTAGTATTTACAACTGATAAAGTTATAATTGGCGGATACTTAAAGTTAGAATAATCAATAGAATAAGATTTTTCCTGTCCAGCAGTTACGGTTTCGTTATTTGCAATTGCCTTAAACCTTCCAATAAACTTTGTATTAGAAGTTTTTAAACTTTGTTTTTCTGCTCCAACTACGTCAATATCAGTATAGTTATAGGTTGCATCTGAAACCTGTGTTGATAAAGTATTTAAAGCATCAACTACCTGATAGATGTATGTTACATCAAGAGGCTGTCCTCTTTCGGGTAATGGTATTCTTGCCATGTTATTCCTCCTATTAAATTATATCAGAGACACTATGCCAGAGTCAAAGATATTTAGCGCTGTCTTAATTTCTTTTTTTGATGAAACTATTTGAACTTTTACTCTGACCGAGGTGGTACCAGTTTTTAAAAATGAATATGAGTGTACTTTTGATGTACCGTGATAAAAAAATTCTTCTGAATCAAATTTAACAAAAACATCATACTCTGGATAAAGGTTTGCGTCTCCCCATACGGCTGTAACTACGTTTCCTGTTTTGGATACTGCACCACTTACAGACTCTATAGCCTCTCCAGAAACATTATAGACTGGAGACCAATGAGAAGTTCTATTTCTATCGTCAGAAATGATCCTATACCTTAAATTATACTTTAAGGTATCGTGATCAATTGGTGGAAGGGATGATTTTAAAATACGTAATTTTTTTATATTTGCATCAACCATTACGTTACTCCAATAGAAAATCTAAATTCAACATAATTGTTTGTATTAGGAGACTTAATAATTGTTGTAGCATCATCATTCTTAATAACAGAATATCCAGTTAAACCATATAGCGGATTAACTGTTGCTATATTTTCAAGTCTCAGTGAATCTAAAGCAATGTAATAATTTGATGTTGGATTAAGACCTCCGCTTAAACTATCAAAAACAGAGACATATATTTTTACTACAGTAACTGCATTCCAAGTAAAGTTTTGACTCTTGTATAATTCCTGCAATTGTTTTGAAACAACAAAATATCTGTTTGTTTCAAAGTCATATCCATCAACACCGTCTTCAATATTAACTTCAAACCTAGCATATGTTGTTGGATTATTGCTGTCAGTTGCTGCAAAGTCAATTAAAATTCTTACTGTATCTGGATTTGCTGCTGAATCGCCATCTCTGTTTACTACAGAGAAGGCAAGCCTTAATTCATCTATTGGAGAGTTTTTTGAAAAATCAACATTTGGTGAAGTAAGATGTATATGATTCCCAGAATCAACAACAAAGTGATCAACGCCTCCAGAGCCTCCGCCACCTATGCTTAAGTCTGAGTCATCTCCTTGCATTAAAATTGTATTGTTTAAAAATCTTGCTCGCTCATATCTTTGAAGACGCTCTGTATTATAAAAAATAGAATTATCTGCGTTGGTTTGAAATACACCAGTCTCTGTTCCAACTGCTGCAATTATGTCATCTTCTTGTGGATCATCTAGTGGTATAGAAACTACTGGAATTGCTGTTGATGCAGAGGCTGTATGGTGTTCCCAATTTTCTCCCTGAGTAAAAGCAAAAACCGTCTTACTATCTTCTGCACCAGCAGATGGATTAGATCCTGCAGAATATAGACCTACCTCTGTTATTTCATATCTTTCTTCTGTTGGTAGTTCTGCTGTTAGCACAATTTTATCAATACCGTCTTCATTTACAAAACCTCTAGAAGATATTGGAACTCTAAACATTTCAAAATCAAGGTTTTCTTTTGTTGCAAAGTTATCTGCTACTTCTCCTGTTTGAAGTGGTGTTGGGCCGCAGCCAACAGCCAGGTATGAGGCATAGGCTGGTGCCTGACCAAGCATATATTTTCCAATAATACTCTTGCCTTTATTAGTTATCATGAGGTAGTTGCTCCAAAGTTCGCTTCATATATTGTACCATTTAACGATACTTCAACCTCAAATAATTCATCTTTATTTATATTAACACCTTCAACAATTAGGTCTCCAGTTGTTTCATCAAAATATACATTTGCGCCTTCTGGGCCATTGCCTTCTTCTGGCACTTTCTCATCAAACTTTATAGCAAAATTAGCAAAATATTTTTCAGAAGTAGCCTGTAGCCCAAGAATGTTGTTTGGATTGTACCTTTGCTGAATAAGACCAAGGTTTTTAATTGGGGTGTAAGATATTTGTTGTCCATTAATAGTGTCGTTTCTAGCAATGTTTATTAATTCGTGCCCACCAATATCCTCAAAAATTAAATCAGCCATGATTTCAACAGACAAAGAGTCATCATTAAATAAAACTGTGTCTATTGGTGCTGTTTTTACTGGACTGGCTGGTATTTTATTTGAAACAGACATTGATGCTGGTGTTTGTGGAGTTGCTGATACCATTTTTATACCTCACTTAAGTAAACTGTCATGCTTGGTCCAGAAATAGACCTAGCGTATTCTATATTATAAATAACAAACCTTGAAAGATCAGAAGTGACTAAGTCAAGTCCTGATGAATCTTTATAATCTACTGTAACAATGTCTCCAAGTTGCAAGGTTGGTATGCTAAATAAATTAATCCCAATAGATTTTTTTGGAATCATAACTTTATTTATAATCCAATTTAGCATGGCTTCTGCATCGTCTTGTGTCTGTATGTATGTACTATCAATACTGAATTCATTTTTTCCATATGTTAATCTACTTAATTTGATTTCGTCGTACCTTGATTTTTCAACTAATGGAGAGTAGGTAAGTGTGCTACCAACTAACTCTGGGTCAGACAAATTACCACGTTTTTTAAAAAACTCGTCCACTGTTAATTCATGAGTTGTATCTTGGGTAAAAGTAATTCCTTGAATTCTTAAAAAGTTTCCAGTTGTTTCATCTAAGTTTAACGCTTTATCTGTTGAGTTAAAAATTAAAAATTCAGCACCATAGGAATCTGCGTAAAACCCAGAAGTTGTGTAACCCTTTATGTTGCTAAACGTTGGAGACAGTTGTGCATAAAGTGCTGGGTATGCACGATCATACTTAATATCAAAATAAGCACACTCTCGCATAATAGAGCCAAACTCTTCAAAATACATATTATAGTTTGGTGGCTGCTGAGAACTTATACCAGACAGGTATGTGGATTGTACAACACCGCTCATAGCATATTTTCTAAATGACTCATTAACATCAATTTTAGAATTACCAAATGCACTAAATAGTGTTTCTCCTGCAACAAAAGATGTATCTTTGCTATAATTTTTTGAAAGAGCGTAAATATTTTCAAACATGCACTTAGACGATCCACGAACAAATAAAGCCATATTGTTATATACAGGAAGCGGGTCTTCATCATCTACAACTTTAATAAGTTGATTATTTATGTATAAATAGAATCTTCTTGTTTTTCCAAGATCCTCATACTCTACTGATAAATCATACACCGTTGAATTTTCTTCGCCAGCCATTCTTTGTTGTCCAGAAAACTTACCGTCATCTACAAGTATTTTTGCTAAACCACCCCAAAGTTTAACTGGTATTGCATTTGTGTTGGCCGAATCTTTTTTAACTTTATAAAAAACAACATTGTTAATTGAAACCTCTGCTTGATTATTTTTATCTAACTTTAAATAAGGAGTAATGTTATCTTCAGTTAATGCAATTATTTCAAAGTAATATCCGTTATTTGTTACTGGGTTTAGTAAAACAGCAAGACCTCCAGAACCTCCACCAATGCTAACATTTTGATTTGGCTGAGTTCCAGCAACTTGGTAATATGGAATACTTCCATTTGGAGACTGTGTTCTTATTTCATTATTTTCAATTTTTCCAACAATACGCATTCTTGTTCCAAAATGTTTGTATGCGTTGTCCAAATTTTTATAAACATATGAAACAAAGTTGAGCGGTGTTTCTGTGGTTTTAAATGCTGGTCCATTAAAAACTAATGCAGAGGATTGAATTGTCCCAGTTTGAGTTGCTGGCAAACTGTTAATTTCCGTATCTGTTAAATTTGTTGTTGCCATAAAGTTTTTAATTATGCTATTTCTTGTTGACTGACCTGCAATTGCATTACTTACTCCCGCTGCACCAGTTGTTGTTGTTGGCAGGGTTACGTCTTCATCTAACTGAGTTGTAAAAAGATATTGAGTTTTCATGTCAACACCACGCACATTGTCGTTGTTTGTCCAATAATTATTAATTCCAGCATAGTGATTAGTTATCGTTGTTCCAAATTGACCACGGCCATGGTCTACAACTGCTCCATTTTGAAGTCTGACTATTCCATTAACCGTTTCGTAATATGGTGTTGAGTATATCCTTACCAATCCAGTTGGATATATTTTTCCATTAAACGGAATAGATGCAAAATATTTCTGATACTCTTGGTTGCTACTAATCCATACATTTCCAACACCTGTTACGCTAAACTCTGCGGCATCATATTTAATAATTTCACCATTGGAATATAAGTATCCGTTATATCGTGTTAACCAGTAAACGTTTTCTCCAAGATCAATTATGTTATTTATTACGACATGCCCTGAAACTGTAGGGGCCACTCCAAGGATGTCTGAATTTAAAGGCATTGCTCCAAGAACGTAACTACCTTGTTTGGATGCTAACTCATTTATAGTTTTTGTTGAGTCAGTTCCAGCAACTTCCCACAAAAGTGATGGCTTGTATATCCATGTTTTTTCTTTATCAACCATGCTTGACTGCTGAATTGATCCATAAGATCTTTGAATATATCTTGTTGTGTAGTTAATTTTTCCATCATTGTAAACTTTCTTGTCTTGTGATGCAACAGACAAAATGTTTGGAAGTTTTCCAGATGTAGCATTTTCTACTACGCCTGAATCTGTTTGGTTATTTGATCCAGAAACAACAAAATCTGTTTCTCTTTGTTCTAGGGTAGGCATTAAATAGTCTTTGCTCATTACAACAAAATTATTATATTCATCAAAGAACATTGCGGTTTGTGTTGATACCGCTAGTTGGTTTAAAACCTCTGCAACGTTTTGGTCTGGAGCAATAAAAAAGTACGGAATAATTGGATCATTTTCTCCATCGACCCTTTTAAATGTGTAGTTGCTAAATCCAATATAGTCAAGTAAAAGAGATACCGCATAACTTAAAGATGTTTGAGTGGTTAAAAGTCTTGGTGCAGGCATTGACTCTAAGAAAAAATAAAAATCTCTTAACTCTAAAGAAAGAGTTCCAGCAGTAATATTTGCTTGTGGGAATCCTTCTGAATATAATGTTTTAATCGGAACTGAGTATTCGTCTCCTTCAACATTAAAAATTGATTCATAAAAAAGAAACTTAATGTTTTTTCTAATATAGTCAGCAACAATACTAGATGTGTTGTTTTCGTTAAAGGCTTGGTCGTCATCAAATAAAGACAGAGAACCAGTTGATGCAAGCAGTTGACCAACTGGCAAAGAAGTTGTGCCAATGTCTGATAAAATTTTTCTTATATTAAAATCAATTACCTTGTTTGAAATATCTACAACAAGTCTAGGTGACATTTCAATTAAATCAAAGGTGCAATCAAACTTATTCATTGTTTCGACAATAATCCGAATACCACGAACATAAGAAAACTCTCTGTATGTTGTTAAATTGTTTTCATCATTTGTAAAAAAATCTGGGCTTGTAAGATCTGTAACAAGACTTGTTGAACTATTTAAGACTCCAGATCCAAGTATCCAGCCATACTCTGGAATAAATGTTTCGTATTCGCTATCTGCTGCATTCCAAATATAAAACAAACCTCGTTCGTTTTCATTTTCAATAACAAGATAGGCGTATCCATCAGTTAATTCATCTGGAAGAAGAGTACTAGATGTTATTTTTTCTGCAAATTTAAATCTTTCTTTGTACTCATCTGGAATTTTTAATCCATACTCTAATTCAATATATCCATCTTCTGGAATAATTGCTGTGCCATCATCTCTAACAGAGTTTTCATTAAATGAATAAGCATCAGCCCAGTTGTTATCTTTTAAATATTGAATTTTCCATCTAACTGGAGTTGTTTTATTTGTAGTGCCATAGAGTGGATCTGCCAATGTTCCAGACTGAGTAGTAAAAGTTCCAAGATTTACTCGTCCAACATTTGTTTGCATTTTTACAATAAGTCTGTTTGCTGGGACATTTTCTTTATAAACTACAAAAGGAACTGCATCATCAATATAGTTAAGAGAGTTTGATATATTTTTTGCAACTCCTCTTTCAATATTATCTTCGGTTCTAAATGATGACCAATATTTAAACTCATCATAGCGTGATGGCATATAGTATCTTGGTCTAAGAGTCATTGATGCTCCAGAGTTTGCAAGATATCTGTTATTAAAATATGAAGCCTTGTTAATTCCAGATCGTGGTCTAAATGGTTTAACACAATCTTCTAAAGAATAAAGCATATTAACTTTTTCTTTAATTGATGTAAAAAGTTGTGGGGTTCCTGAATTTGTATACCCGCCATCAATGACTACATCTGCATCTGTTGCACCAGTGTAATAGTTTCCAGTATCTAAATTATCAAAGGTCAAAGGAAGTGTGCGAAATTGAACATTTGATCCTGTTGGTCTATATCTATAATTACCTAGTTTGTAAATGTTATCTGGCATATTCATATTCCATTCAGCCAAAACCAAGGACTGAAGGCTTATGGTTGAAGATGTTTCTAGGTGTGTCTTTAATACATCACTTACAAACATTTAAACCTCTTCCAGTGTTACCGAAATATTCCAGAGATCATGGTTTGAGCCACCACGTTTTACAACAGAATAGTTAAAGTCTGCAATATAAACTTCCATAATTTGATTATATTGTGCAAGGTGTCCATAGTCTGCATCAGCCTTGCCAAAGTTTGAGTATTTGTCGTATGCCATAAACATCCAAAAAGGTCCTGTATGGTTTTCATACCAGTCAAGTAGTTCTACTCCGCCTGCTCCACCATCTGCTGTAAATTCACCTGTAGTCTTTTTGTCAGGGGATAAACCTGTAGATAAAAATCCTGCATCCTGATAGTATGACCTTGATGGTAAATTATTCCAAGAAACAGACATTGTTAGTTTATCTGCTATGTGATATGAACGCATCCGTCCATTAATGGTTCTTTGTCTTTGTTCTATTCTTGTGGGGGTAAAATTTAATTCCCCCCGATTATGGTCTGAAAGAATAAGAAACTGATTAATTAGATCTGTATCCGTTGATCCGTCAAAGTTACCCTGTACCTCATAGCCACTGGGCAGGTATACCCCATTAGAGAGCGTACCAGGGTTCTCAGACCACAACAAGGCCTGGGGGCGTTCATACCTACGTCTACCTGTTAAATACGCTGCTGTAGCCATTTAGTCCCTTTGTGTCCTAATTCTTTGTGAGTCAACTTGTCTAATTTGTGTCATAACAACTCTTGCAATATCTTCTGGATTTGCATCAGACTTAACATTGACGCTTAGATTATAATTATACACCTTTTCGCCCTGGTATGATCCGTTATTTATAGCCTTCATTTTATTAGTACCATATGAGTCAACTGCATATTTGCTCATTACAAATTCTCCAGGGGTTAGCATTGCTGGAACAATATCTGTTCCTCTTGCTTTTCCACCTACCGCAAAATACTTAGGCTTGACCATTCCACCAGAAGACATGGCCATCATATCAAATCCGCCACCACCACCGCCAGACATACCTGGATTAACTGTTGGCAATGTTGCATCATAGGCTGCTTGTGCTGCAGCAAGTCGTGCCAGCAATCTATCATAAGCAGCATCTGCTCCATATCCACCACCAGTGCCTTTATCAAGTGCTGCTTGTGCTGCATCAAGTTCTTTAACTATATCTATAAATTCGTCTAGGGCTGCCTTGTCTGCATCAGTACTTGTTGGTGCAACATATGCAGACTCTGGAACAAATGATCCACTTGTTGATAAACTTCCACCGCTCATGCCTGCATATGCTGCTGCAATTGCCTGTGCAAGTCTAAGTGTTTCCTGTAAAGATATATTAAAGAAATCTACAGAGTTTTTTGCTTTATCAATTCCAAACTTAGCATTTTCCCACTCACCTTTTTGACCTTCTATTTTTTTAAGAGCGGCAGCAAGATCTGAATTTAGGCCATCTAATTTAATTTTTGCAGCATCTAATTGAATATTATTTGATCTTAAACTTTCTGTTTGAGCATTTTCTAATTGATAGATTTCGTCTTCAATATTACGAATCTCAAGTTCTATTGCTTTTTGCTTTTCAAGTAATGGATTAATTTCAGATTCTTGAATATTTGAAATGTCTTTTTGTAAAAATTTGCGATCTTGTTCAAGTTTATATTGCTCTTGTCCTATTTGATACTGACGTTCCTCAATTTTTAGTCTTGTCATCCCGCCAGCAATAAGAGCGGCTAACTCTGCTTTACGTGCAGCATCAAGAAATCCGCTTTGAGCAGAGGCTGCTCTGTTAGCAGATCCTGCTCTCATATCCTGCGCTGCTGCTGCTGCTGCAGAAATATCTCCACGAGATAAAGCATCTGCAAGTCCAAGTTGTTTCTGTTGTTGATCTGCTATATCTGAATTAATGTCAGAGACTTTTTGTAAGGCTTCTGCCTGCAAGTCATACTTAGAGTTAATTTCTTCCGATTGATGATCTATCAGTCCAAGGTTATGAGACAAAACCTCTGACTCACTAGAAAGTTTTTCAAGTGGGGTATCAAATTCTGTTTTAATCTTATCTTCAATTACCTTAATACTATTTTCAAACTCTTCAACTTTTCTGGTTATATTTTCTTCAATGCCGCGTTGCTTGTCTTTAATGTTTGTTTGTAATCCATCAATTGTCTTATTGATG